GGTTCATCCATTTCTGACCTATTCTGTTTACCTGGTTCCCTAGTACAAAGTATTAGGCAATTAGGTGGGCATGAATAGGGTTAGAAAATGGATTAGATTTAGAGGAATCCTGAGATATTCTCTTCCCGTAAGGGAGGAAAATTCTTTAGGAAAATTACTTGGTTTCCTGATAAAGAGAAGAAAGTAAGAGTCGTAGCAATTTAGGACTATTGGTCCCAGACTGCATTACGACCACTTCATTCTTTTCTTTATAGGGTTCTAAGTAAAATTCCTCAGGACTTTACCTTTGACCAGGGTGGCTTCAAAGACCGTGTTCAAGATTGGGAGGTCTTCTACAGTATCGACTTAAAAGCCGCTACTGATAGATTTCCTATCCGTATCATTGACAAGGTCTTATCTGCCCATCTACCTAAAGCTTATGTGAGAAATTGGGTGAATGTCAAGGTAGGATATACTTTCTTTGGTTCCAACTCAGGCAGCCCAATTTCACTCGGGTACTGTGTTGGAAATCCAAAGGGAGCATATTCTTCCTGGGCATCATTTTCAGTCTCTCATCACTATTTATTATATCATTGCTGTAGAATTAACAATATAGAGTGGAAAACCGCTCCTTATTGTCTTCTAGGTGATGATATAATTATAGGTAATAAACTTTAGGCAGAATCCTATCTTGATTAGATCTCTTCTCTCGGTTTGGAGTACGCACGTGAGAAAACTTACGTAAGTACTTCAAAGCTAGAATTCGCAAAACGTATTCTAGTTGATCGAAAAGAAATAACACCTTTTCCCATCTCAGGAATTCCTGAAGTAACTAGGAGATTTTATTTACTCCTTGGTTATTTCAAAGAACTTGAGGTGAAAGGGTGGGTCTACGAGAAAGGATCCCCGGCATAGGTGACAGAATTTTACAAAGAGTTTTATCATTGGAACTCGAGAAGAATCTCGAATCTATATGATAAAGCTCTTCTGAGCAATCTCTTAATTGATGTTAAGAGAGGGGTCGGTTCGGCTAGAAGCTTGTTTGAAGAAGCTTGTAGGCAAATCGAATTCCCTTGTCCCGACAAAGCAACTGAAGAAGTATGTGCAAACATACTCTCCAATTGTGCTGTTGAGACCTTTGCTCAGTCTAATCCGGAAAACAATCCTAAATCTCCTTCAGGTGTCCCTTTAGGGGCTCTTGCAGAAGAGTTAGTGATTCGTTATACGGGTTAGATGGAAATTCTGCCCGAGGCTTTGGATCTAATTTATGCAGATCCTATACTTGGCTGTTATGGCCAGATAGAGGAAATGTATCTAGATTAGAAACGGAAAGCTATTACTGTTGATCAGAAAGGAGAGCGTTGGCCAAAGCTCATGAAAGCCAAGTGTTTACCACTTGACGATCGTGTGTTTGTTCAACGCACCTCTTTTATGGTCTACAGTAATAGTGCTAGACTTGGTAAACTAAAGAAAGACAGAGCCTTACAGATTCGGACTTATCCGTTTCTGTTAGGATAACTGGTTGGCTACCAGTTAAACTCTTTCTTTGTTTAACAAAGTTCTTTC